TGTAAGTAAAATAACAATTATTATAAATATTTAGAACCATAATAAAGGAGCATAATAATGTCCGACGAGAACTTAGATGTTCTTGAAGAAGACGAAACAGATCTTCAAGAATTTAAAGCAGACGATGGGCAATCAGAAGTACCTGAGCCTGTTGCACCAAAAGGTAAAGTAACAGCCGGCGATAAGAAGCCTGTAAAGTTAAAGGGTACCAAAGTTGGTATGATCAATGACATGATGACTAAACTTCATGGCATGAAGAAAGAGACTCTTCAAGTTCATCATACTAAAATGATGGAAGACCTAGAAGACGAAGATAGTGATGAAATTGCAGAAAATACAGTGGAAGAAGTAGAGCCTATTACAGTTTCTTCCGCAGACATCGACTTAACTGCCGATGTTGCTGCTATTTTCGGTGATGAAGATCTATCTGAAGAGTTCAAGACTAAAGCAACTACTATTTTTGAGGCCGCTGTTGTTTCTAAAATCAACGAGAAACTATTAGAAGTAACTCAAAAACTAGAGGCTGATAATCTACTTGAAAACATGAAAACCCACGAAGAAATGGTAGAAAAGGTTGACAGTTTTCTAGATTATGCAATCAATGAATGGAATGAAGAGAATCGTTTAGCAGTCGAAGCAGGTATTCGTACCGAGATTGCTGAAGAGTTCATGACTGGCCTCAAGAAGTTATTTGAGGATAGCTATATTGATATTCCAGAAGGTAAGGTTGATGTTCTAGCTAATGTTTCTGAGAAATCAGATGAGTTAGAATTATCCCTTGATAAAGAAATCGCAAAGAATGTAGAATTATCTAGCAACATTGAAAACTTAATTCGTAATAATGTTGTTGCAGAAGCTTCCTTTGCGCTTACCGATGCTAATTCTGAAAAGCTAGTTAATCTATCAGCCGGTGTAGAATTTGTATCAGAAGAAGATTTTCGAGAGAAGGTCTCCATGATTAAAGAAAGCTATTTCACTGATGAAGATAAAGTAGAGTCCTTCGTCGATGAAGATGAGCCTCTTGAAGTATCTGATGATACGGTTATGCCACAGAATATGTCTCACTATGCGGCCGCCATTTCTAGAAGTATCAAGAAATAAGGTATTTTATAAATAATAATAGTAAGTAATAAAGGAGTTACAACAATGTTAACTGAAGATCTAATCAAGAAATGGGGCCCCGTTCTTGAGCATCCTGAGCTACACGATATCAAGGATCCTCATAAGAGACAGGTTACCGCAGTTCTACTCGAAAACCAAGAGAAGGCTTCTCGCGAAGCAGCTTTCGGTTCAGGTGGCTATCAAATGCCATCCCTACTTGGTGAGGCCGCACCTTCTAACGCTATGGGTGCTTCTTCTTCAACCGCTGCTGCTGGTTCAGTCGATGTTTTCGATCCAGTTCTAATCTCACTCGTTCGCCGCTCCATGCCAAATATGGTTGCGTATGACGTTTGTGGTGTACAGCCAATGACTGGTCCAACCGGACTTATCTTTGCTATGCGCTCACGTTTCAACACTCAATCCGGTGCAGAAGCTCTTAAAAACGAAGCTAATACTTCTCACTCAGCTACTGGTTCAACTGGTGCTAATACCGCCAACTTCGGTGGTGTTATCGATGGTTCTGCTGGTAGTCTACAGACCGGTGATGATCCAACTGCCCGTGCTACTGGTGGTGCTTATAGCCCACATACTGGCATGTCAACAGCTACTGGTGAAGCTCTCGGCGATGCCGCGACAAATGCTTTCTCAGAGATGGCTTTCTCCGTTGAGAAGGTTGCAGTAACTGCCGTTTCCCGTGCTCTAAAGGCAGAGTACACCATGGAACTAGCACAGGATCTTAAAGCCATTCATGGCCTAGATGCTGAGACCGAACTTTCAAACATCCTTTCCGCTGAAATTCTTTCAGAAATTAACCGGGAAGTCGTTCGGACCATTAACTACACTGCTACCGCTGGTGCTCAAGAGAATACCACAACCGCAGGTACTTTCAACCTAGATGTCGATTCAAATGGCCGGTGGTCAGTTGAGAAGTTCAAGGGTATGATCTTCCAAATCGAGCGCGAAGCCAACCAGATCGCTAAGTCTACTCGTCGCGGCAAGGGTAATGTCCTTATCTGCGGTTCAGACGTAGCTTCTGCTCTACAAATGGCAGGTGTTCTAGACTATACTCCAGCACTTTCTGCTGGTCTAAACGTCGATGACACGGGCAATACTTTCGCTGGTGTTCTAAATGGTCGGATCAAAGTTTATGTTGATCCATACTTCTCTAGTGCTTCAGGCAATCAGTACTTCACCGTAGGTTATAAGGGCTCTAGTGCATTCGATGCTGGTCTCTTCTACTGCCCATACGTTCCATTACAGATGGTTCGTGCGGTTGGTGAAAATACTTTCCAGCCAAAGATTGGCTTCAAGACCCGCTACGGCATGGTCGCGAACCCATTCGCTACTACGGCTGCCGATGGTGCAATCGCCTTCGCTAAGAAGAACGTTTACTATCGTATTGTAACCGTTTCTAACCTAATGTAAGATTGGGATTAACCCAACCTGACTAAGAGGGGGCTTCGGCCCTCTCTTTTTTTTATATAAATACATTAGGAGGAACATATATGGCATCGGATCCTATTAACAAGAATTTCTTAGGACAAACTGGTTTCAGATTGGTGCTTGAAAGAACACCAACGATGAACTACTTTTCCCAATCTGCTAGTCTCCCAGCTATTTCTTTGGGAGCGACTAATGTTGTCAATCCTCTAATCGATTATCCACTTCCTGGTGAAAAACTTACATTCTCACCATTCAATATTTCTTTTAGAGTAGACGAAGATTTAAAAAACTATATAGAGATATACGATTGGTTAGTGGGTTTAGGATCTCCCTCATCGACAGATCAATATAAAAAATATAGAAATGCTAGTATCAATCAAGCTAGTTTATCTGATGCTACGCTATCCATTCTAAGTAGTAAATACAATCCTAATCTAAGAATTAAATTTCAAAAGATGTTTCCAGAATCTATCTCTGAACTACTATTCACTAGTACTGGATCTGATATTGAATACTTAGAAGCTACCGTATCTTTTAGATATTCACTATATACTATAGAAGCACTATAATTGAAAAGAAAGGTAAAAGAACTTGAAAATAGAAGATATTATGAACGAATGGACTAAAGATACTGTTATGGATAATACTTCTCTTGATAAAGAAAGCCTAAAGATACCTACATTACATTCTAAATGGCTCCGTATTCTAAGCACTGAACGTCAAAAATTAAGAAGTATACATATAAAGAGACAAACACTTACCAAAGTACTTGGGGAATATTTTCGAGGAGAATTGAATAATCCAGAAGATCTAGTAGAAATCAAGCGGGAACCCTGGCTGGGTAAAAGTATTATTAAAAGTGAAATGCAACATTATGTAGATGCAGATTCAGATATGATAGAATTGAATTTAAAAATGGCCTATCAACAAGAAAGTGTTGATGTATTAGATTCTATTATGAAAGAACTCAATAGTAGACAGTGGAATATTAGAAATGCAATTGAATGGAGAAAGTTCGAAAACGGAGTCGGATAGTGATATCTTCATTATATCTCATAATGAAGTACATATAAGAATAGAAAGTGACCGCGGAATATCTCAAGAACTAAGTGAACACTTTTCATTTTATATCCCCGGCTATCGTTTCATGCCAGCGTTTAAATCTAGAAGTTGGGATGGTAAGATACGTCTCTTTGATATAAATAAACTTACTATATATAAAGGTCTCATAGAAGAAGTAAAAAAATTCGCTGCTTCACGAAATTACTCTATAGAAATAGATAATAGTTTAGATACCGCAAATGAATTCTCTATGTTTGAATGCGGTCAATTTATACAATCTATAAAAACTAAATTAGAACCTAGACAGTATCAAATCGAAGGGTTTGTTCATGCGGTTCGTAACAATCGTTGTTTATTGTTATCTCCTACTGGTAGTGGTAAGTCATTTATTATCTATTTGATTACACGATTTTATCCTCAAAGAAAATTAATTATCGTACCTACTATATCACTAGTACACCAACTGGAGAAAGACTTTAAAGATTACTCTGGTCAACCAGGATTTAGAACGTTAAAGATTACAGGTGATACTAATAAAGACTGGCAACATCGTATAGATGAAGATATAGTTATCACCACATGGCAATCTATATACAAGATGCCTAGAACTTGGTTTACTCAATTCGGTGTAGTTATAGGAGACGAGGCGCATCAATATAAAGCTAAGTCACTCACTTCTATATTAGAAAAGATGCCTACTTGTAAGTATAGATTTGGCTTTACTGGTACATTAGACGGCACAGAGACACATCAATTAGTATTAGAAGGATTATTTGGTAAAGTTAAATCTTTAGTTAAAACAAAAGAGTTAATGGATACTAATCAATTAGCTAAACTACAGATTAAGATACTACTACTTAAATATAATAAACAGACTTGCAAAGAGCGAAGTGGTTTAAAATACAGTGATGAAATGAGTTTCATTGTAGGCCATCAGAAAAGAAATGAATTCATACAAAATCTAGCCTTATCATTAGAAGGTAATAGTCTTATATTATTTCAGTATGTTGAAAAACATGGTAAGATACTATATGATTTGATAAAGAATAAAGCAGATAAAAGAAGGAAGATTTTCTTTGTGTTTGGTGGTACAGATGGTGAAGCAAGAGAATCTGTACGAGAGATTACTGAAAAGGAATCTGATGCTATTATTATAGCTTCATATGGTACCTTTTCAACTGGTATTAATATTCGTGCTTTACATAATATTGTTCTTGCTAGTCCGTCTAAAAGTAAAATTAGAAATTTACAATCAATAGGCCGAGGGCTGAGAACAAACAAAAATAAAGATATATGCACCTTATTTGATATAGCAGATGATCTACAACATGGTAAAAAAGTTAACTTCACATTAAAACATTTATTCGAAAGAGTCAAGATATACAATCAAGAGAAGTTTGATTACAAAATGTATAAAATCAATCTGGAGAAATAGAAATGATAGATGAAGAATCGGATATATACAGACTAATCTATCTAACCAATAATACTATCCTCTTAGGCAAAATAGTATCAATGAATCATTTTGGACTATTATTAAAAAGTCCTGTCACAGTTCATTGCAATGATAATAAAGTTCACTTCAGTTTATTATTTAATAGTATGACAGACGATAATGCTTTGCCTATTAATTCCACACATATGGTTTCTTTTGCTAATCCAAATAAGGTCATTATAGAACATTATAAAGATTTTATAGATGTTGTAGTACCTACTATTGCAAATAGAAATCAATCATTAGCTAACAATGATATGTCTATAACCAACTATGATACTACTACACTTCATTAATCTCTGACATAGTAATAATAGCACTTGTCAACCCCTATGTCAAGAGAAA